AGCATCTACTATCTTCGAAGCTGCTTTGAATGCAAAAGCTACTATTGTTGAAGAAGCTCTAAGAGAGGACTACGACAAAAAGTTAACAGAAGCCAAAGAGGCTTACGAACAAGAACTTGAATCCAAACTTGATGAGTACTTAGAGTACGTTGCTGAAACTTGGATGAAAGAAAACGAAATTGCCATTGAATCTGCTCTTAAAGTAGAAATGGCTGAGAACTTCATGAACGGTGTTAAAGAACTGTTCAAGGAATCCTACGTTGAGATTCCTGAAGACAAGATTGACCACGTCTCCAACATGGAATCTGAACTCACAGAAGTTAAGAAGAAGTTGGATGAAGCAGTCAATGATCAGATTGAACTTAAAAAGACAATCAAAGATCAAAATGCTAGCATTCTTTTCAATGAAAAGAGTAAAGGCATGACCCTTAAACAAACAGATGAGTTTAAGGATCTAGTTGAAGGCCTTGACTATGATAGTATAGATGACTTCGGATCGAAGCTCGATACTATTCTTGAAACATACTTTAACAAGAAACCAGCCGCAACAGAAACTGAAATCAATGAAGAATTAGTTGAAGTTGAAACCGAAGATAAGCCTACGGGAATCTCTGACGGACCAATGGCTGCTTATGCTCAGGCTATATCAAGAACCCTTAGAACATAATAGATAGAACTTCAAGGAGAAACAAATGTTAAATGAAGATCTATTGCAGAAGTGGCAGCCGATCATTGAGCACCCTGACTTAGACAAGATTGGGGATACTCACAAGAGGAACGTCACAGCTGTAATGCTAGAAAACACGGAATCTGCTCTTCGCGAGTCAGCTTCTTTCAGTCCACAATCGTTGCTTGAAGCAGCACCTACAAACGCTATGGGTGCATCGTCTTCGACAGCTGGTGATGGTAACATCGACATCTACGATCCAGTTTTAATTAGCTTGGTTCGTCGTGCAATGCCAAACTTAGTAGCATATGACATCATGGGTGTTCAGCCTATGACTGGTCCTACTGGTTTGATCTTTGCAATGCGCTCACGTTACACTAACCAGACTGGCGATGAGACATTCTACAACGAAGTTAACACTGGCCATTCCATGGACAAAGATAGCTCCACAAACACAAACGTTGGTGGTGCTACTCAGAACCTTGGAACATTCGTAGGTAATGGTTATCTAAACTCATCCGCTTCAAATATCGAACTGTACAACTATGCAGCCGGTATGACGACAGCTCAAGCTGAACGCTTGGGTGATGGTTCCGGAAACGCCTTCCCAGAAATGGCATTCAGCATTGAGAAGATTGCTGTGACTGCAAAGTCCAGAGCTCTAAAAGCTGAATATACAATGGAATTAGCACAAGACCTTAAAGCAATTCATGGTCTTGACGCTGAGTCCGAATTAGCAAACATTCTTTCGACTGAAATCTTGGCTGAAATCAACCGAGAAATGATTCGAACAGTTAATGTTATTGCTAAAGTTGGCGCCCAGGATGACACAACTACTGCAGGTAAGTTCGACTTAGACACCGACTCTAACGGTCGTTGGATGGTTGAAAAATTCAAAGGTCTGATGTTCCAGATCGAACGAGAAGCTAACAGTATTGCAAAAGGTACAAGGAGAGGGAAAGGCAACATGCTGATCTGTTCTTCAGATGTTGCTTCCGCACTACAAATGGCTGGAGTACTTGATTATACTCCTGCTCTTAACTCTAACAACTTGCAAGTCGATGATACAGGCAATACGTTTGCCGGTGTCCTCAATGGAAGAATCAGAGTGTACATTGACCCATACACAACTGGCAACTACATGACAGTTGGTTACAAGGGCTCTAGTGCTTTTGATGCTGGCTTGTTCTACTGCCCATATGTACCACTACAAATGGTACGTGCGGTCGGTGAAGACACCTTCCAGCCAAAAATTGGATTTAAGACTCGTTATGGAGTCATTGAGAATCCATTTGCACGAGGTCTTACAGCTCTTGCAGCTGCAGGTACACTTTCTGCTGACTCGAATGAGTACTACAGGAAGATTCTTGTTGAGAACATTATGTAATCTCGACTGCATCGAGATCAAAGGGTGGCTTCGGCCACCCTTTTTTTTATATAAATAGAAGTATGATAGTTAAGCAACAAGTACTGGTTAACGTCAGATATTGGATGCCCGATTACAATAATCTCCTTCAGGAGTTTTATTGGGGAACTGAAGACATTGTACCAGAGTATCCTAGAGTGCATAGGTTTTTAAATTTTTGGCATCATAACATAGATGCTGTCATTAGTGAAGTATTGATTGCTAATGAATATAGTAGAGAATATAGGAGCGTAGATTGGCTACTCCATCGTCCGGAGCACTAAACGATCAACCAGATAACACTCAGTTTTTATCACCACTGGGTTTCAACTTCTCGATCAAAAAGCTACCAAATACAAACTACTTTGTCCAATCATGTAATGTACCTACAGTACAGATGGGTGATGCAGTACTAGCAACCCCTTTTGTTAACATACCAACTATTGGTGACAGAATAGCATATGCCGAGTTTCAACTTGCTTTTAAGGTTGATGAGGATATGAAAAACTATATTGAATTGTATGATTGGATGTTACAACTTGGCTTTCCAGAAGACTTTGCTCAATCAAAAAATATATACGAGAAGCAAAGACAAGTTGACTTTATGGCAGATGGACCGTATAGTGATGCTACACTAACTATATTGAATAGTGCTATGCAACCTAATCTTGAAGTACAGTTTGAAGATTGTTATCCAACAGCTTTGTCTGATTTACAATTTTCAACAACGTCTCCTTCTGTAGATTATATTGAATGCCAAGCAACATTTAGATATAAGTTGTTTAGAATACTCAGATTGTCATCATCAGGAACAGAGGACACTCAATCTACTAATATTATATAATGGAGTTGTAATGAGTTTTATTGAACCGAAGTGCGTCGAAGGCGCCTTCTCTGAAGACTTACTTGTAGACATAAAAAAGAAATATTGTTCATGGTTCCAATCAGGATGGAAGTCTAATGAACGAAATACGTTTGAGTATGGACACGGCCAACATAACATAGTAAAACAACCTAAGTTCTTTGATTGGGATATGATATTGTCTCCAAACATTGAACAAAACCATCCTGTTATGTTAGATGCATTTGATGTATTACAAGAAGTAATTGGTAAAAGATCATTGTTCAGATGTTATACGAAAACATATCATTATGGACAAGATGCATATCCTCATGTAGATAAACAAGCAAAGAGGACTGGTCCTGCAGAAACAGCTATACTATATCTAACTCAGAACTGGGATCCAAAATACTATGGTATGACATTGTTGTATGAAGATAATGAAGTATCTGTTGCAATGCTACCAAAGTACAACAGGTTGTTTATATTTGATAGTGCACAACTACATTCCACATCACCACTTTCAAGAATAACTCCATTTGAAAAAACTATTATGGTATTCAACACTGCACCAATAGACTTTGGTGATGAGGGTGTCAAGTACTTGTTTGATAATACAAACAGTGTAGAGCATACAGGTAGACCATTCTTCAATCATTTGTGGAATGTTTATATGTATTGTGAACAACTTGGTGCTGAGAAACCTGTATGTATGGCTGCACTGTGGCACAGTGTGTATGGGGATGTGTATAAGAAGCATGATGTCAATATGTTTACTCCTAAGATTGTTGAAAAACATATTGGTAAGGAAGCTGCTGAATTAGTCAAGGTCTATGGAGAAATGGGTGCAATGCTTTCTCCAAGATATGAAGCTGCTATCAATAGTGGCGACAAAAGATTCATGATGATAGAACTTGCAAATCTTGTTGACCAGAACTTCAATGGACAGTATAATGAAAGATGTCAGAAGTTAGTGGTAGCAATAGATGAACTTAGATGATTATTACAATGCTTGGGCTGAAGATTCAAAGATTGACAGAACTGAGCTAGGTGAGGAGTCTATACGTATACCTCAATTGCATCATAAGTATTATAGGTTTTATAGTGCAGAGAGGATGAAGTTAGTTAAACTTCAAGAAGAGTATAAGGTTCTGAAAAAAGACAAACACGATTACCTTTCTGGTATCATGGCAGAAGAAGATCTGAATGAACGTGGTTGGGAACCAAACCCTCTACGTATACTCAAAACAGATATTCCAATGTATATCGAGTCTGATAAAGATATTGTAAATCACAATCTAAAAATTGCATATGCAAAAGAAAAAGTAGAGTTCTTAGAGTCAATAGTAAAGTCATTGAATGTAAGAGGATATCAAATCAAGACTGCTGTTGATTGGGAAAAGTTTAAAGTCGGTCTATGATAGAAATTGTATATAAGGATGATGTGCATCTACAGGTCAGATGTGACTCTTCTGTAGCTCAAGAGCTATCAGATTTTTTCACATTTGATGTACCTGGTGCAAAATTTATGCCTCAAGTTCGTAACAGAGTTTGGGATGGAAAGATAAGATTATTCAACTCTGTAACAAGAACAGTGTATACAGGATTGAAAGATTACATTGTTGACTTTTGCAAAGTACGTAAGTATGATTGTATAGTTGATGACAAGCTCACCAACACAACTCCTTTCTCAACAGAAGATGTAGATGACTTGGCAAAGACTTTGAAGTTAACAATGGAACCAAGAGACTATCAAAAGGATGCTGTTGCTCATGCTATAACAAATAAAAGAGCTATGATGATCTCTCCAACTGCATCTGGTAAGTCTATGATCATCTATATGATTGCAAGATATTATCCAATGAAAAAGTTGATCATAGTTCCTACTACTGGACTTGTTGCACAGCTTGCATCAGACTTTCATGAATATGGATACAAAGATGATATTCATAAGATAACTGCTGGTGCTAGTAAAGATATTGATTCTGAGATAACAATAACAACGTGGCAATCAATATACAAGATGCCAAGAAAGTGGTTTGAACAGTTCCAAGTTGTTATAGGTGATGAAGCTCATTTGTTCAAAGCTAAGTCACTTACATCTATTATGAGTAAGCTAACCAACTGTCCATACAGGTTTGGATTCACTGGTACATTAGATGACTCACAAACACATAAGTTGGTACTTGAAGGATTGTTTGGTCCTGTAGAAAAGGTTGTCAGTACATCAGAACTTATAGAACAAAAGCACTTAGCTGAATTGAAGATAAATATTTGTATACTAGATCACACGAGTAAAAATAAGACTCAGATGGCTAGAGCATCTTATAGAGATGAAGTTAATTATATCATTGGTAATAAAACTCGTAATGATTTCCTAATAGATTTATGTAAAGAGTTGAGAGGGAACACACTTTTACTTTATGCATTAGTTGAGAAGCATGGTAAGGTGTTGTATGATATGGCACAACAACTTGATAGACCTGTCTTCTTTATCCATGGAGGTGTATCTGGGGATGATAGAAATGAAGTCAGAGCTATTGTAGAGAAAGAGGACAAAGCACTCATTGTTGCATCGTATGGTACGTTTAGCACTGGTGTTAATATTCGTAAGTTGGACAACATCGTGTTCGCTAGCCCCTCAAAGAGTAAGATTCGGGTTCTGCAATCAATCGGTAGAGGATTGCGGCGCAGTCCAGATGGTGTGGGATGTCGACTTTACGACATCGTGGACAATCTTTCCAAAGGAAAGTGGGTTAACTATACCGCCAGGCACTATCAAGAAAGAGTAAAATTGTATAATGATGAACAGTTTCCATATAAAGTGTTTACCTATACGCTAAAGGAGTAGAAAATGCCAGCAGGCTATTATGGTTTAATAAAGTTAATGAATGGAGAAGAGTTAATCACTAGAGTGGTAGAAGATGACGGTGAGCATGTTCTATTAGAAGATCCTGTTATCTTATACAGGACAGTAGCTGCAAATGGAATGACTTGGATACAATGTTCTCACTGGTTACTTTTCAATAAGTCTAACTTAGTAGCAGTACATAAAGATAAAGTCATTACAATTGTTGATGATCTACATGAAAATATAATTCATAATTATGAAAGATTCTTGAAAGAAGGATATAGTGAAATGAACAAACAGAATGAAGACCTTGTTGAGTCAACTAAAGTTGAGAGGATGGAAGAAGCCTTAGGTGTTGGAAATGCTAACACAACATATCATTAATGGCTAAAGCAAAGAAAGCACACTATGTCGATAACAAGCAATTGTACGCTGTTATGGTCGAGTATAAAAAAGCTGTTGACGAAGCAGAACAAACAGGAGATATTAAACCACAAGTACCAAACTACGTTGGACGTTGCTTACTTCAGATCGCTAATAGGTTAGCAACTAAACCAAACTTTGCTAATTATACATTCAAGGATGATATGATTAGTGATGGTATTGAGAACTG